AGACTAGACATTGACAACACACCTAGTGATTATCATATCACAAACATGGTTGGTGTTGCAAAGAATATTTTTGAACCCTTACGAGAATTTGTAGGTGGTCCAATAAAAATCACATCATTTTACAGGTGTGAAAATTTAAACAAGGCTATCGGTGGGAGTTCTATGTCACAGCACTGTGAAGGCAGAGCAATTGACCTGGATGATACATTTGGCCACAAAACAAATGCTCAAATGTTTTTTTACATAAAAAAGAACTTAAACTTTGATACATTGATTTGGGAGTTTGGCGATGATGACAACCCTGATTGGATTCATGTTTCTTGGGTTTCAAATGATGAAAACAGAGCAAGATGTTTGAGAGCAGAAAAGTTTAATGGTCGGACTTCATACAGAATGATATAATGCTCAAAATACTTCTAGGTTTACTTGGCAAAAATCAATCAGGCAAGTCACCACTTGGTGGACTAGCACTTGATATTAGAGAGGCAATTAAAGGAAAAGAACTTGACCCACAAAGACTAATTGAACTGCAATCAGAAATAAACAAACTAGAGGCACAACACCGCAGCACTTTTGTTGCTGGATGGAGGCCATTTATTGGCTGGATATGTGGGTTTGCACTTGCTTATAATTTTATAATAAGAGATTTGGCTATTTGGGCATTTGGCATTGAAAGTGTTCCTGCACCATTACAAATGGAACATTTAATGACTGTGCTGCTTGGAATGCTAGGACTAGGAGGAATGAGAACATTTGAAAAGCTAAAAGACAAAACAAGATAATGGCAAGGCAAATCATAAGCAACTACAAAAGAAAAACCAAAGTAAAAAGAAAAGGCATTCATGCAAAAACAAAAAGTTCAAAACTAAAAAGTTCAAAAAATTACACCAAGGCTTACAAGGGCCAAGGCAGATGTTAACAAGATACTAACAAAAGAAGTTGACTTTTTGAAAAAAATGTTCGAACTTTGGTGGGTTAGTGGTTCAATAATTTTAAAATGCAATACTAAAATGGAGGATACTACAATCAGAAAACTAGCAGAAACAATTATCAAAGATTTTAAACTCACAGTTCGTGACAGAGTTGACAATGTTTTGGAACTCGATGCCATAAGCTATCAGAATTTGGGCATTGATTCAACGAAAGCTGAAAAAAAAAAGGTGAAGTCTGACAGTATGTATTTATACAAATTGATTGCAAGTATTGACAAGGAAACAGGTAAACAACTGATTTACACTTTGGACAAGTAATGCCAAAAAAACCTAGTAGGAAAACACTTGTAAGAAAACTTGACACAGTATTTAGCAAATACATAAGGCAAAGAGGTGCTGACAAATATGGGATTTGTACTTGTGTCACTTGTGGAAAAAAACTTCATATTAGTGACAGAAATTTACATTGTGGCCATTTTATTTCTCGCAAACATTATTCAACAAGGTGGGATGAAAACAATGCAGCTTGTCAATGTGCGTATTGCAACAGTTACAGATATGGTGAGCAGTACAAATTTTCACTTTATCTTGGCAAAGAATTGTCAGAATCATTACATTTGCAGAGTAAACTAGCAGTCAAATTTTCCAACACAGACCTGGTTAATATGATTGATGACTTCAATGAAAAGTTGGAAAAATTAACTTGATTGCAACTTTAGTTTTTAATTGTTTTTGTTTTGAGGGTGGTGATTTTTTTCACTGCCCTTTTTTTTATTTAATAATTTTTTAATAACTTTATAAAATGGAAGCAAAAACAATGGCAGACCTTTGGGGTGAGAATCAGGAACTCAAAGAGGAAATAAAGCTGCTTAAACATCAATTAACAATCCTGATTAACAAAAACTTTTATCTAACTAAAAATAAATAAAATGACTTTCGAGGAAAAAAAACAACTATACATTATTAAACAATCTTGTTTGAATAGAGCTTGTGATATGCACAGCAAAGATGACAATTGGAATGAGGACCAAATTCTTAAACTAGCAGACACATTTGTGTCATGGGTTTATGGAGGTGAAGGCAACAAGGTTTCAAATTCATTACCTGATTTGACACCAATATCAGACTTGAAAAAAGTTTGGTGCAATGAAGGCTCAAAAGAATTTTTTGAAGTTCTTGAACTTATGTCAAAAGGTTACAGTGTTGCAGAATGTCGCAAACAATACAAAATTTCTAACGACATGAAAAAAACACTTGAGGATGAGTTGCAAAGTAAAAAGAACATATAAATTTATAGACAATCAAAAAATTTACATAAATGGAACTACAAGGAAAAGTGGCACAAATACTCAACCAAGAGGAAATCAACACAGGCAAAATGCAAAAAATAATATTCATAACTCGTGAAAACTATCCACAAACACATGAAATAGAATTTTGGAATAAAGCAATCCATGAGTTGAGTGGTGTGAGAGAAGGACAAGAAATTACAGTTTATATTAATTTAAGGTCCAACAAATCACAGAACGGAAAATATTATTCAAAGATTGTTGGCTGGAAAGTCAATAAACATCCACAGGAGGTTGATAATATGTCACAGCTGCCATTAAGAGGCTAACAAAAACAAAGGGGTCATTGACCCTTTTTTTTATACCTTTATACTATGATTGCAGACAAAAACATAATACAACAAAAAATTCTTGACATTAAACATGGTCGAGTAAAGGAAGGACTAAAAATGGACATTCCTGAAATTGATGAGCATTTAAGGCTGAAACTTGATGGAACTTTAAATCTAGCGATTGGCCATGCAAATGTAGGAAAGACATCATTGCTTATTTATCTTTTCACATTATGGGCAAAAAAACATGATTTGCGGTTTGTGATATTTTCATCGGAAAACACAGCACAAAGTGTTGCAAGAAAAATTGTTGAGTTTAGACTTGGAAAAACAATTCAAGAATCTACTGATGCAGTAATTTCCAAAGCAATGGATTGGTGTTATAATCATTTCAAAATCATTGATGCTGAAAAAATATACACTTACAAAACTTTGCTTGATGAGGTCCAGGCCATTAAAGATGTTTGGGATTTTCATGGCATATTAATTGACCCTTATAATTCACTGTCAAAAGATTATGCATTGTATAAATCTTATGGCGGTTATGAATACAATTATTATTGTTTGACAGAGTTTAGAATGTTTGCCAAGAAAAACAACATTGCTGTGTGGGTGAATTGTCATGGGGTTACAGATGCCTTGAGAAAATCTTGGGGTGCGAATCATGAATATGCTGGACTTCCTAGAGCATTGCAACTTGCAGATGTTGAGGGTGGTGGTGCTTTTGGAAACAGAGCAGATGATGTGATTTGCATACATAGACAAACAACACACAGTCAAGATTGGATGTTCACACAAATGTATGTGCTAAAAATAAAGGAAATTGAAACAGGAGGCCGACCCACAAGTCATGATGAACCCATAAAGTTGCGAATGAAAATCAACAATGTAGGTTATGAGTTTTTGGGCCAAGACTTGTTTTTTAATAAATCAATTAAAGCATTGCAATTATAACAAATGGAAAAAGAATGGGAATTTACAATTGGTTTTTATTTTGGTTTGGTGTTTGGATTCAGACATTACAATCAAAAGAACTGCACAGACTATGTGTTTTATTTCCCTTTTATTGATTTTTGTTTAACTGTATATGATTAAAAGATTGAATGATTGGTTGAGAAAGGTTGCGGAAAGACATAATGAATGGGTGAGCATTGCAAAGAGTTTTAATTTAAAAGATTACAGCGAGGACATTATCCAAGAGTTGTATTTAAGATTGTGGAAATATGCAAACGAAAAAAAAGTGATAAAAGATGGAGTGGTCAGTCGTGGCTATATGTATTTTTGCATCAGGTCACTAGCTTATCAGTACCACAATACAAAAAACAAAGTGCAGAAAACATCAATTGACAATACTGATTATCATTTGCAAATTCCTGACAAAAGCAATTTAGAGGAGCAAGAGGCCTTTCATAAAATATGCACAATGATTGACAACCACATTGAGGGGTGGCATTGGTATGACAGAAAACTTTTTCAGATGTATAGAGATACAAACAAAAGCATTAGAGGCATTGCAACACAAAGTCACATAAGCTGGGTGAGTATTTTCAACACATTGAAATTTTTAAAAAAAGAAATCAAAGAGGAGTTTCAGGAGGATTGGGAGGACTATAAAAATAAAGATTACAACAAATTATGACAAAAAATTACGACAACTTTAAAAAGAATCACAACAAAGCTAGTGAAGGCTTTGGGGATAGTGTAAAAAAATTCACAGATGCAACAGGCATTTCAAAACTTGTCGACAAAACATTTGATGCATTAGGCAAAGACTGTGGATGTAAAAAAAGGCAAGAGCTTTGGAACAAAAAATTCAGCTATAAAAAGCCAAAATGTTTTACAAAAGATGAGTACAAACTTGTCCAAGCTGCTGTTGAAACAAAAAAAAGTACATTCACAGGGGATGAAATAAAAATTTATTCAGAAATATTTGAAAGGATATTTGAGAAAAAAGTGCATTGTCAACCTTGCTCATTTCCAAAGGAAGTGTGGTCACAATTAAAAAACGTTTACGAACTTTATAATTAAAAACATGATACAAAACAAAAAAATACAAAACTTAAAAGAACTCGAATACTATACAAACTCAAATCTAGTCGGTGAGTTGATACTTCAATTGCAAAAAAAAGAACCTACAAATGAAACATACAGAAATATGTCACACACTTATGCACAGATTTGTCTGTTTGTAAATGAGCTTATTACAAACGAAAGGCTTTATGAGCAATCAATGGCAGAATATAGGGGTGACAAAAACAGGGCGATTTTCAGAGCAAGAAAGGCAGAGGAAAAACTAAAATTGCTAGAGGCCCAAGTTGAAAAATACAAAAAGGTTTACGGATGATAACACTATTGAATGGTGAGCAGTTTGAGGAAAAAGAACTTCTTGAAAAAATGCAAGATGACATATTTTATTACGGACATCTTGGAAAAAATGCTTTGAGCAAGTCAGCTTTTTCAGACCTTTTGAAATCCCCAAGAACTTACAGAAACAAAATTTTCAAAGAAACAAAACCATCCACTGACCTGGAAATTGGAAAACTATTGCATTGGGCCATCCTTGAACCTGATAAATTTCAAGCAATTCATGTTGTGGATGCAACAACAAAAAACACAAACAAATACAAAGAGGCTGTTCAAAAATATGGTGAGGTTTATTTGAAACAGCAAGTGAAACAAGTTGAAAGACTTGCAGATTCGTTATTGTCAAACGAGGCCATTATTCAAGAATTAAACAAATCAGACTTTGAAATTCCTGCTTGTTCTATGATTGAAGGGTTGCCATTTCGTGCAAAAGCGGATATTGTTAAAAAAGACAAAAGTTTGATACTTGATTTAAAAACTACAAAAACAGACCTTGAACATTTTCACTTTGATGCACACAAGTACAAATATCATTTACAAGCATACTTGTACAAAAGGATGTTTAAAAAAGATGACTTTAAATTTATTGTAATAAACAAAGTTAGCACAGACACAGCAATATTTGAAACATCTAAAGAGTTTATTGAGAAAGGTGAAAAAGAATTTTACAAAGCTGTGAAAACATTCAAGTATTGGCAAAAGAGAGATTGGGAACTTGATTCTTATATATTTAGAGGCACACTGTGATGGGAATGAAAAAAAGGTTGATTGATGGAAAGTGGGTTTTTTTTGATGGAGTGAAACAAATATCAGCTGCTCAATACTATAATATCACAAAAGAAACTACACTGATTAAAAACAGAAATCTTGTCAAACAAGTTCTTGACTTTACAGGGTTGCAAAACAAAAAAATACATCCTAGTGACATTGACTTTGTGCTTGAGTTTGATGATGAGGTTTTAATTCTTGGTGAGGTCAAACATAAATACAATAAGATTCCAACAGGCCAAAGGCTTATATTGGAAAGAATCATTGACAAATGGGGTCATGGTGGTATTGCTATCAAAGTGGAACATAATTTTGAAAATGAAAACCAAAACATCCCCTTGCATTTGTGTTTTGTGACTTCCAGGTATTACAGCGGACATTGGAAATATTTTAAAAAGCCACCAAACATTGTGGACTATTTGAATGAAATCGGAAAACATTTCAACTGTGAAAAGTGCAAATTCTAGTAATAAACTTTCATATCATGAAATATATTTACTAGCTTTGATTGATATTGTCAAAGGGGTAACACTCAATGAGATAGAAAAAATATTAAAACAATATGAACAACAAGAGGACTATTTGACCTGTGCAGCAATACACAAAGCACTCAAACAAGCAGAAAAACACACAATTAAAGAACTTAAAGACATATTAGATGACCAATATAAAACACATCGAGGAGCTGGTGAATAACTACTTCCAACTTGACATTACAAGAAAAACAAGACAAAGAAAATACATTGAAGCAAGATTCATATATTTCAAACTAGCAAAAAAGTTTACAGAGATGAGTTTGGCACAGATTGCAAAAACAACAAAACAAAATCATGCCACTGTATTACATGGAATCAAAACACTAGAGAATCTGATGGAAATTGACAAAAGATTGAAATTCAATTACAAGTTACTTGAAAACAAATCTGCTGACTTTGACCAAAGAGAAATAAACTTGAATGACTTTACAGAGGGCCTGGTCCAAAAATACATGACACTCAAACAGCTCAACAAAGAATTGACAGAACAAGTCAACAAACTCACAGAGGAAAACAAAAATTTAAAATTCTATAAAAACAGAAATCCAAAAATCTATAACTAAAATTAACTAAAATGAAAACAAATAAATTTGAAATTTACGAAACATATAATTATAACATTTTTAAATTCAAAAATGGAAACAGGATTCCAAAAGACAAAATCATTGACAAATTAACAGACAGTATTAGAAAACATGGACTGCAAGTTCCTATTGTGTTGAATACAGAGAATGAAATTGTTGAAGGACAACACAGATTTCTTGCATTAAAAAAATTAAATAAACCTGTCAATTATCTTATCAGTAAAGCATGGAAAGACCATGATGACACAATTGAAATAAATTGCACACCAACAAAATGGAATGCACTTGATTTCGCAAACAATATTGCTGTTCGAGGAAACTATGATGCAAAAGAGGCCCTAGAAATTGCTGAAACTTGGTATGCATCAACAAAAGGTAAATTGTCAAAAATTAGCACACTTGAAATTTTAATGTCAGGGCCTTCGC